CTTTTTTGCTAACGGATATTAAATGAAACCACAAAATAGAGCCGAATTGATTCAGTATTGTTTTCGTAGACTTGGACAGGGTGCAATTGATATCAATGTGACTCCTGAACAAGCAGACGACCGTATTGATGATGCACTAGATTATTTTAGTGAATTTCACTTTGATGGTGTAGAAAAGCAATATTTGAGTATGTTAGTCACCCCTGCTGTAATGGCTAATCAATATTTTTGCATGCCTAATAACGTATTCAATGTCACTCGTGTATTTCCATTAAGCACTGATACAGTCAACAGCACAGCCACACAAAACTTCAACATATTTGATTTAAATTACCAAATTCGTTTAAATGAATTATGGGATTTTTCCAGCGCAGATTATGTCTACTTCGAGCTAGCTAATGAACACATAAGAACACTTGAAATGTTGTTCATTGGAGAAATTCCTATCCGTTATAATCGTAATACTAACATTCTTTACACCGATTTAAACTGGGGACAAGGTGCCGGTGGTGATGTGTATGTTGGTTGTTACGTGGTAGCGGAAGTTTATACATATTTACCTGGTGGAGATTCTAGATTTTGGAGTGACATTTGGTTAGTTCAAATGGCTACGGCAATGATAAAGATGCAATGGGGTACTAATTTGAAAAAATTTAAAGGAACACCATTACCAGGCGGAATAACTGTAGATGGGCAGAAAATATATGATGAAGCCTATGAAGAAGTGGAAAAACTTAAAATGAATGTCAGAGAAACTTATGAGCAACCCGTAAATTTTCTCGTAGGCTAGGCCCTCCTTTGTTTTTAGTTGCATAAATAGTGGATGGACTATAAAAAACACTATAATAATTTAATGAAAAGATCTCCCACTCTAGAGTTTAAGACTAATAATTACCAATGTCCTAGATGGAAAAATAGAGATGGTGAATATCGTGAAGGGCATAGAATTGTTCCTGGTTGTATGGGTGGAGTATATTCATCTGAAAACACAAGATATCTCACACCAGAAGAACACTATATCGCACATCAATTATTAATCAAAATATACCCAAATAATGGAAAATTAATAGCAGCGGCTTTATATATGTCGGTAAATGCTCAAGGTGAAAAAAGAAACAATAAAATACACGGCTGGTTAAAAAGAAAAAGTAGTGATTATTTTTCTAATCTATTTAAAGGCAAAAGATTTTCACCAGCAACAGAATTTAAAAAAGGTGTTAGATATAATCCAGATACAGAATTTAAAAAAGGTCAAATTCCTCCAAACAAAGGAAAACCATTTAAAGAATGGGCAGCCCCTGGACAATTAGAAAATATTATAAAAGCTAGAAAATTACAAGCAGGTAAACCTGGAGCACCAAGAACAGAAGAATGGAATAAAAATATTTCTGAATCTAGAAAAGGGAAAGGATTAGGGCAAAGAAACGGAATGGCCGATCCTGTTAATAAAGCTAAAGTCGGTGCATCTAAAGTCGGTAGAAAGGGTTATGTAAATGATTCGGGGCACAGAATAATGGTGTTCCCAGGAACAGAACCTGCTGGTTATAAAAGAGTTAGATAATTAAGTACACAAAAATATGACAGTAAGAACAATATTAAACAATTTTAACTCCAAGACTGAACAAAATTTATACGACGATTTAGTAAACGAATTTGTTCAGACATGGGGTATTGATTCGCTTTACATACCTAGAACATCTATATCACCTAACGGTTACGATAATTTGTTTGGTGATGACCCAGTGAAATCATTTACAGGACCAAGTTATACAATCGAATGTTATATCATGACGGTTGATAACTATGAAGGTCAAAATGAAATGTTCACTAAATTTGGACTTGCCGTTAGCAATGGTGCCAAATTTCTTATGCCTAATCGAGCATGGAAAAGAGAAGTTCAGGGAGCCTATCTTAGGCCACGTGAAGGTGATTTGCTGTACTTTAAAAACTTTGGTGCCATATTTGAAATTAAATATGTAGACGAAAACAGCTTGTTTTATCCATTTGGAAAAGGTGTTTCTAGTCCTAATGCACCAGAAACGAACTTTTATGGCTTTACTCTTAATTGTGAGAAGTTCCGTTATAACAACGAAATTATTCAAACTTCTGTTCCTGAAGTGTCTAGCATCGTTAATAGTCTTATTGCTACCTATCAATTTAATCTAGCCAATACGAATAACACAGGCTCATACCTTCTAGGTGAATCAGCATATCAGACAGACAACAATGCTCCTACAGGAAATACGACATGCTCAGGCACAGTCAATCAGTGGAATTTGCCAACAGGTGTTTTGCAATTAGACACTATTCAAGGATTGTTTCTTCCTAACAATCAAATCTTTGGTGCAAACTCAGGAGCATCATGGACATTAAATAACTACAACATGCTTGCCGATTTAAACAATCCAATGATGGATAATCCTGGTATTGAAACAGCGGCAAATACAATTTTGAATTTTTCAGAATCTAATCCCTTTGGCGCTCCTTAATGTTCGGCAACAATCCTTATTATTTTAGAGTAATTCGTAACTGTGTTATTGCTTTCGGATCTTTATTCGATAACATGGTTATGGTCAAGTATATCAATGGTGTCACTGAAACATCACGTTTGACTGTACCTTTGTATTTTGAAGGAAAATCTGATTATTTAACAAGGTTACTTGATAACCCTCGTTTAGCAAAGCCAGTCGAAATCACATTGCCTCGTGCATCTTTTTATATCACATCATTCAGATACGCACCAGAAAGAAAGTTAAGCACCTATAACAGCATTACTATTCCAGGTATTAATGGCTCAGCAGACCAGCAATATCAATCTGTGCCTTGGGATATTGGTTTTCAATTAGCTATCTACGTCCGTAATGTCGAAGATGGAACACAATTAGTCGAACAGATATTTCCAGTATTTACTCCGTCATATTCTTTAACTATTAATTACGTTCCTGAATTGGGTATAGCACGTAATGCACCATTAACATTAAACAATGTAGATTACAATAACGATTATGAAGGCGCTGCTGATGAAAAAGAGCGCACTTTGATTTGGACTTTGGATTTTACCTTACAGGCTCAATTTTTTGGTCCTATCAGCACAGGCAATGTCATCACCAGTGTCAATGTTAATACGTTTATTGATACGACATTGGGAACAAACGGATTGGCTAGCGATGTTGAATTGATTCTTCAGGCCAATACAGGCAATTCTAATTACCAGCTTAATGAAAACGTTTATCAGGGTACTAACCTACCTGATGCTACGGCTACAGGAACTGTTTCTAATTGGAACAGCACAGGAGCCATTCTAACCCTTGCTAATGTCCAGGGTTCATTCTTGGCAGGCGGAACAGTCATTGGTGCCACGACTGGCGCTATATACACAATAACAGAGACAACACCAGATATTAAAATTGCCACAGTTAATGTTCAACCGGCACCACCAGGTGCCAATGCACAGACAGCTTATGGCTTTGACACAACTATTACAGAATACCCACAGACAGTAAGTTAATGAGCGACCAAGACCAAAGTTTAGCAAGTGCATTAGGAGTCATATTAGACGAAGATAAAGCTAAGTCTGATATGGAACTAAAGAGAACTCTTGCTGCCAGTTTGACCACGGATCAAAAGGCTAATAATGATGCCGATTTTGCTCGTGAAACTCTTTACGACATGATTACAAAAAGTAATGAAGCAGTGGTAGAGCTATTGGGATTGGCTAAGGCCAGTCAATCAGCAAGGCATTTTGAAGTGCTGGCACAGATGATTAATGGCAATGCCATCATGGCAGAAAAGCTAATCAAGATTCATGTTGATCATCAAATTCAGCAAAACAATGCTATTAATCTTGAAAGAAATAGAAATGGTGTTGTTCCTGGTTCTAATGTTCAAATACAGAATGCCGTGTTTGTTGGAACGACTAAAGATTTGTTGGCGATGGTCAAGTCTACGCAAGAGAAGCAAATAATTGAAGTAGAAGCAAAGAATACAGAAGAATAATGAAAGTCGTTCCTATTATACAAAGTGATGTTGAAACATTTAAGGCTAATCCTCGTTTAAAGAAGGTTGGTCAACAAATACCTTTAACTCATGAACAAGTTCAAGAATATGCTAAATGCGCCGCTGATCCTGAATATTTTATTTTAAATTACATTGAAATTGTAACATCTGATGAAGGTGTCAGACCATTTACTCTGCGTGATTATCAGAAAAAGATGATCCGCATGATGCACAAACATAATAGAGTCGTAATTGCCGCAGCGCGTCAAAGTGGCAAGACGGAATCTTGTTCTGCTTTTATTTTATGGCTCCTTTTGTTTAATCAAGATAAGACATGTGCCATTCTTGCTAACAAGGAAACCACGGCAACCGAAATCGTAGGTCGTGTGCAAGGTATGTACATGCGCGTACCTCTTTGGTTGCAGCAAGGTGTTGATGTTTGGAACACCACTAGTTTCTTGTTAGAAAACGGTTCACGTCTAATTAGCTCTGCTACCTCCTCTGATGCTATTAGAGGATTTAGAATTGATTGTATTAGTGGTGACTCTTTAATTGATATTAAAATAGGTAATATAAAACGCAAATTATCTTTACATCAACTAGAAAATTTGTTATTATGTAATAACTACAAAAAATATAATATTAATCAAGGTTATTATGATTCAGTTTCTGGACAACAAATACACGAAAATATATTGGAAATTAATGAAGATGAAATACGATTCTCCTTATTTGGAGGATCATCATATAATTCCGAAATCGATAGGCGGTGGAGAAGAACCGGAGAATTTTGTGCTTTTAACAGTGAAAGCACATATGTTAGCTCATCATTTATTAATAAAAATGTTACCACCATCGAAAGAAAGAAAAAGTATGTTACATGCGATACATCGAATGAGAACAGGCAGACAAGGTATAATGTTGAAAATGACAGATTCTCAGAAACTCCAATTTTCGAAAGACATTGCGGAGATAATGAAAGAAAAAATGATAGGATTCAAACACACAGAAGAATCCAAAAAGAAAATATCTTTGGGCAATACGGGAAAGAAGTTGAGCGAAGAAACGAAGAAAAAATTATCGAATGCTCATATGGGCAAAACAAAAATAATGCCGAAACATCATGGAATGAATATAAGCAAACCATTGAAAGGAAAAAAGAAAACCAAAGAACATGTGGACAAAATAAACAAGAATCCAGAGAAAATTCGCAAGATGGCGGAAAAACATCGGGGAATGAAACGTTCAGAGGAAGCAAAAGCCAATTTAAGAGCGGCATGGGCACTCAGAAAACAAAACCCGAATTTTCATGCATGGAACAAAGGGAAAAAGGCAACCCCAGAAATGAAACAGATTTATATAGAAGCTTGGAAAAAGAGAAAATTGAAGTCCTTACAGCAGAAGGATATAAAAGATTCTCAGGATTAAAAATAGCTTATAATAAGAATGTAATCAAGTTAAAAACATCAGATTGTGAATTAATTTGTACACCTGAACATGAAATATTTGGTAAAGATGGTTGGGAAAAAGCTAAAAATCTTTTAAACAAAGATATTAAAACAGTCACAGGATGGCAAAAAGTAATATCCATAGAGGAAACAGAATCTGTTCCTGTTTATGATTTATTAAACGTAGAAGATACAAACTCTTTTATTGCCAACGACATATTGGTTCATAATTGTTTGTTTCTTGATGAGTATGCTCACGTTGCTAATGAAGTAGCAGAAGAATTCTTTACTTCCGTATATCCAACAATTTCATCTGGTAAAACATCTAAGGTTATTATCTGTTCGACACCAAAGGGTATGAATCATTTTGCTAAAATGTTTCATGATGCGGTCAATCATAAAAAAACAAAGTCTCAATTCAAATGGATTAAAGTTACTTGGGATCAAGTTCCCGGCAGAAACAAAGTCTGGAAGCAAGATATGCAGCTGGCTTTGGGTGAAGAAAAGTTCTTACAGGAACAGGAATGTGAATTCGTCGGTTCAGGTGGAACACTCATCAGTTCAGCAGCTTTAAAGAAACTTTATTTCTTGGAGCCACTTGCCGAAAAGCTAGAACACAAACTTAAAATCTATAAAGAAGTTGTCAAAGGCCATAGATACGTCGCATGTTGTGATGTTAGCCAAGGTAAGGAACTAGACTTCAGTGCCATGTCAGTTATCGACGTGACCCAAATGCCATATGAAGTGGTAGCCACATACCATTGCAATAGCATTCCAGCCGAACTTTACCCTGATGTCATAGCACAAGTCGCTCAATATTACAATATGGCCTATGTTCTAGTTGAATCAAACGATATTGGAACGCTTGTATTAAAGATCTTGATAGATGACCTAGAATATGAGAATATCATCTATTCCGAAAACGATAAAGCCTTTAAGGATATAATGGCATCGGCTAGAACTATTAAAGGCCCAGGTCTTAAAACATCAAATAAGACAAAGCGTCAAGGATGTAATGCCTTAAAACAGCTTATTGAAAGACAGGAATTATTGACATTTGACTTTGAAACAATCAGTGAATTGAACAGTTTCGTTGTCAAAAAGAACAAGACCTATGCAGCCGATGAAGGCAAGCATGATGACTTGGTTAGCACATTAATCCTATTCTCATGGTTATCTACTCAGCAGCTATTCAAGGATCTCACGGCAACGAATGCTCGTGACAAGATGTATCAGACCGAACAGGAGGCTCTAGAAGCCGAGTTACCATTGCCTCCTGTATTGGTTCAGTCTAACCCAGGACCGAATAAATTTAAATCAGACGGATGTATCTGGGAGACTGTAGAAAACGACGATAGAGATTTAAAATGGTCGGGTTATTCACAATTTGAATAATAAATAATGGATGAATTATTCATACCATTATGATAAATTAATAAACAGATCTCCTAAAATAAAACCAATTGATGGTTATTATGAAAAACATCATATAATTCCTTGCTGTTTTTGTAAAGATATAAATTGCCCAGGATTTACTAAAAATAGAAACAGAAGAAAGCATACTTGTGGTTTAGATGACGAAAGTAATTTAGTATATTTAAAACCAGAAGAACATTACGTAGCTCATCAATTGCTCGTTAAAATATACCCTAAACACCACGGTTTAATTAAAGCAGCTTGTATGATGACTGTAAGTAGTTCAAATAAAAGAATTACAAATAAATCATATGGCTGGTTAAAAAGAAAATTTAGCGAGAGTATGAAAGGAGAAAATAATTTTTCCAAAAATTCTCAAGTTAAGGAAAAAATAGCTAAAACTAGAGCACAACGAAAGCATTTATATAAAAAAAGATATATTAGTGATGAAGAAAGAAAAAATATGCGAGAAAGAATGATTAAAAATAATCCTATGAATAATCCAGAACATAGAAAAACAATGGGTAAATCTAAAATAGGAAACAAAAACACCTTGGGTTTGATGTATATAACTAATGGTAAAGAAAGACGCAAAATACCTCTTAATTCTATTATACCAGAGGGTTTTATAAAAGGTTACAAATTTCCAGTTTAATTACATCATAATGTATGGTACAATACACCCATTAGTATTAAGAGGTAGATATGTACATTTTCTTTCTAGGTCTATTCTTATTGATTATATCCTGGTTCATGGTGTATCGAGCCCGAGGCCCAGTAGCAGCCTATAGAGGCTTAACTTTGTTTTTCTTTGGTGTGTTTTTATCAATTGCCGGTTTAACTGCATGGATTTTGAGATAATGAGAGAAGGTTGGATCTGTCCAAATTGCGGTAGCGCCCATTCACCAGACGCAAATGTGAGAAGTGATGGTAAATAAACCTATTAATCCGGCACTTGCCAGGATACAGCAGATTAAATCTAAAGCCGGTTCGGGTTCAATGTTTGACCCAACAGACCCTTTCATCAATCCTATTATTCAACAGGCCGCATTAGAAGTTGCACAGGAAAGAGACCAGCCGATAGAGGTTTTGCCTCCTATTGAGGAAGATCAAGATGAAGCACGTGTTGCCATGCGTTTAATTGCAATGCAAGCTGATGGAATAGGTGCAGTGGCACCAACACAAACTTCAAAGTATAATAACATGGATGGTATTAACGATAAGCTTATTCATGAATTGGAATCAATGAAGCCAAAGGTGTAAAGAAGTGCAATTACCTTTTATGATGGGAACAGAATTGACTGGTATTAATAGTCGTTTTATAGATAATGTAGATTTCATGGTCGAAAGTGCCACGCGGAGTTGGATTCTAGAAAAACTGGAATCTACTAAAACACCATATCGAGAATTACATCGTGATAGTCATTGTTTAGAGATTTCTAGCAAAAAATTACGCACTTTTGGACAATATGAGAGTTTCAGCAAAAATGTTCGCACTGCTTTAGCGAGCCAACACTATTTTCCGAAATGCTCAACCGCTGTGTGTGGTGGTGCTCATGTCCATGTAAACATGGCAGGTAATAAAGAGTTTTCTTATTT